TCAGAGTCTGACCAGAAATTATTAATCTGGTGAAGTTTTTCCTCTGTCATTACGTCATGGTCGATTTCAATTTCTATTGATGCTTTCCAGTCGTAATCAATGATGTATTTTTTGATGTTTGACATCTATTCATATCCTCATAGATAAAAAATCGCCCTCACATTAGAGGGCAAAGAAGATTTCCAATGATCAGAACAAGTCGGCTCCTGTTTAGTTACGAGCGACATTGCTCCGTGTATTCACTCGTTGGAATGAATACACAGTGCTGTGTTTATTCTGTTGTTAGTGCCAAAAATAAAGGCCGACTATGCGGCCTGAAATTACTTAACCAATGATGCTGCATATTCGATAAGGTAAAGCTTTGGAGCCAGCCAAATTTTTAACCAAGTCATATTGGTTACTACACCAATAATAAAAATCCCCCACAGAGTCAAAACTCCAACCAATGGCATGATAAGAAGATTAATATCACCTTTGCTATCCCAAACCATTGTCGGCCTGTATTTGGGATTTCCCTTCTCCCATGAATATCCTTCATCACCGATTTTACCTATCTCAACTCTTTGGCACTGCTTCTTCATAAACCAGAAAACCAGTGGGATTGTTAGAATGGCTATTAATGTTTTAATCAGACTGTCAACCATATTCCATAGCAGCAACTGATGAACAACATCAGGAATCTGTGCCTGGCTAAATGAAACGGCCGCGTCTATTCCATTGCTGGCTTTTTGCAGTAGTTCTACGAGAATCTTGTTTGCTTGTTCTTCCATATATCACCTCAAATAAGTGGTTTGCTGCCTAATTTCATTTTCTGGCGACCAACACAAGTCACACCCATTTCACTGCGTGGCTTGCGGTAGTAAATACGGTTCTGTTTACGCTCGACTTCTTCTGCCTTCTTGCAGCGAAGGCTTCCGAGTGATATTGCTTTTTCAGAAAGGCTTAAACGTTTTCTCGGGGCTTCCTGAACAGGCTCCTCACTGTCTGTGCCGAAGATCGAATCGATGATGTTGCAGATGGCATCACGCTCGATAGCCAGCTTTCTGCGCCGCTCATGACGGCGAGTTTTGGCATTTCCTGCAAATGTTGATTTTCCGTACACGATTACCGTCATGATGTTTTCCTCATGTGAAATGGCTTTGGTGGTGATGCGCCAGATGCTGATCTTCTGGTTGCTGTCGTTGCAGCTGCAATTCACATCACCGCCAAACCCATCTCGTTTGGTATCTGTTTGCGCTTTGTCAGCGCCCCATCGAAGTTAAAGAGCCTGCCAATCTGTTCCGTTTGGCTTCCAGCGTCCTGCTGATGTGATGATAATGAACCAATAGTTCGATATTATCAAGAACTATTGGTACGAAATTTTTGTGATTTATTAATGCAGCGAGATATGATTTTGATATATAAGGAAATTTATTTTTGTAAATGCTGCAGATTGGTCTGTAGTTGGAGGGAGTATTGCTGGTGAGTTGGTTCGCGGTTTACCACATTTGCGGCTATTAAATATGGGAGGGCGATCGTTAGGCAAAGGAAACCCGGCGCTGAGGCCGGACTTTCTTATTTTTCTTTGTCGGATTTTGCTTCTAGAATTGCCTGTATTTTGAACAGATTCGATGATGTTTCTTTGAAATTAGACTCCATCTTATCTTCGAGCCTGTCAATTCTTGCCGTGATTTCTGCTCGACTGGATTGGATGTTCCCAGTTAGCTCTTGTCTTGATGCATTAATCTTATCATTGATATTATTAGAAATTGTCCACGTTGCTCCTACAACAATGGAAAATATCCCAATAATGGCAGTGAAAATCCCTAGCCAAAACTCCCAACGTGACAGTGATTTTACGCTCATCTGTGGCTCACCCCCTGCTGGTTGATCGCTTAACTTATGCGCAATAATAACCGGGATATCCTTACCAATGGTGCCTGGCTGATATGACGGAGTAGAACGACCATTCCTGTGTGCTTCTATAACACCAAATTGCTCATAGTTATTATCATACTCCATTGGACGGAAGAAATCAGTCTTCTGATTTGTCATTTTCATCCACCATATCTATATCTTCTTTTTTTATATAATCCCCTGATTCAAGGTTTTCTTGGACTTTTTTATAATTAAAAAATGCCATGTATCCACAATTTCTGCATTGCATCAGGAGGACATCGTTGTTGTAACTTCTGAAGAAGAGATTTGATTTTTCAGGTTTTTTACTTGAAATAAGTGATCCTGGGATAGAACTTATTACATACCTATCCTCGTCTTCTGGAGGAAGCTTGTTTGGGGCGAAAAGCGTCCATGACTCTTCCATACACATTGGACAAATTTGTTCGCCGTTCAATGTGCTCAAATAATGAGCAAAATCATCAAAATCAAGTACTTTAAACTCTTTATCGCTCATGATTTATTTCATCTTATATGGCTTGTTTATTATGTTTAAACGGTTTACCTAAGCGTACCCATTGACCACTATTTCTAACTAGAAAACTCACTCTATGACTCTGATGTCAGGAATCTCTCAGCCACTCCCTTGCCTCGATGTCATCCAGATGGCGAGATTGTTTCAGAATACCAGCCACATACTCCACCTTTGCTACTTGATGATAAGGCAACGTTATTGGCCTATGGTCTTGGTTGATGCTTGTAAATTGGTATTCTCCGTCTCTGTCATAGCCAAGAATCTTGATCATGTTGTGTCCTTCGATGGTTCTGACAAACACCTCATCACCCGGGAATACTTTGGTGTTAGGCTCAATGAGTACATATTCTCCTGATTTTATTCTGGGCCACATGCTGTCTCCTTTCACACGAAGACCAAAGGCATCTGGATCATCGCTATAAATCTTGAGCCACCCATCGCGCTCTTCGGTCATCTCGATGGCACCATCAACACCAAGAATTGCCTCACCAACCACGCGCACTAACCCTTTTTTTAATTTGCCAACAAATGAAAGAGTATCTTCATCATTCGCTCCATTTAACGAAGTGCCGTGCTGAAGCCAAACAACATCAACGTTTAGAAATTTCGCAAGCGCATTCATTTTTTCCTGACGCGGTAAAGACTCAGCATTAAACCATTTGCTAACGCCTTTGGACGAAAGAGAAAGGGCACGGGCTATGGCCATCCCCCTACCATGTTCATCAAGACCAGCTTCTTTACAGGCTTGCGCTAGCCGCTGGGCGAATTCTTTGCGCACTTTTTCATTCTGAACCATGAGTACGATACTAAAGCACTTGCAAAAACTTTCAGTTCAATCATAATGCGTACTGAAAGTACGAAAAAGGATATTCCTATGCAAAATCTTGATGAGCCGATTAAAGGTGTCGGCATCCCTGAAGTTGCGAAGGCTTGTGGAGTTAGCGAAAGGGCTGTCTATAAGTGGCTTAAAAACGGCTTCCTCCCTAAGACTGAGTTTTTTGGGAAAACGAAATATGCATCAAAAATCGAAGAGATTTCTGGTGGCAAATATCAAGCAAGCGAAATGCTTGAAATAAGCAAAAAGAACCTTCTGGCTGCATAAGTAACATCGCTCTTTATCAATCTGCACCGCCGACAACGCGGTAACTAATTAAGCGCTCATCGAAAGATGGGTATTAGTGATTATTTACCTATGGAAATAGTAAGAAATGGAACAAACAAGTTACAGCAAACTATCACAGCGCGACGTTGATCGCGCAGAAACAGATTTACTCATCAACCTGTCAACGCTTACACAGCGCGGTCTGGCAAAGATGATTGGCTGTCATGAATCGAAGATAAGCAGAACGGACTGGAGATTTATTGCTTCGGTCTTGTGTGCTTTCGGAATGGCATCAGACATCAGTCCGATTAGCAGGGCTTTTAAGTATGCGCTTGATGGAATCACAAAGAAAAAATCCCCGGTGGCCGCCGGGGACTCTAAGCAAATTGATATGCAATTCTGAGGGAATTACTGGATCAATCTACAGGAGTAATTATGACAAAACGTCGTAAGAAATACCAGGAAAAAGAAGAGATTCGACACCCTGATTCACCTGAGGGATTAGTGGTAGCCGCAGCAAATAACAGGGCGTTCGCAGAGCGCCTTGTTGGTGTTTACAGACTAGCAAAAGCAGGAGTGAAACATGGGCGTCGTTAAGTTAGCTGATTACAGGCCTCAACTGGAGGTCGTGGAGCATCGCGTGGCAGATACCGAAGATGGTTTCATGCGCGTTGCTAACGAGATTACCGACAGTCTGCTGATGGCTGATTTAACTGTCCGGCAGTTGAAGGTGATGCTCGCTATCATGCGCAAGACATACGGATTCAATAAGCCGATGGATCGACTCACAAACACGCAGATAGCAGCCATGACAGGTATTCATCACACTCATGTTTGCGCTGCCAAGCGCCAGCTTATTGAGCGTAAATTCCTCATTGCTGATGGCGTGAAAATCGGAGTGAACAAGGTGGTTTCTCAGTGGATTAGCCAGGACAGCTTAACATTAGCTAAAACAGCTAATAAAACATTAGCCGACTCGGCTAATGGGTATAAGCCAAGTCAGCTAAACACAAAAGACAATATACAAAAGACAATAAATACAAATACCCCCTTACCCCCTAACGGGGGCGGCGATGGGCAGGTTAAACCTGAACGTCGCAAGGCAGAACGCATCGACTACGAATCCTTCCTGAACGCCTACAACACCGAAGTCGGTGACAGACTGCCACACGCTGTTGCGGTCAACGAGAAACGCAAACGCCGCCTGAAGAAAATCATCCCGCAACTGAAAACGCCAAACGTGGACGGTTTCAGAGCGTATGTCAGGGCGTTTGTGCATCAGGCCAAGCCGTTTTACTTCGGAGACAACGACACGGGCTGGACGGCAGATTTTGATTACCTGCTGAGGGAAGATTCGTTAACGGGAGTTCGGGAAGGGAAGTTTGCAGACAGGGGGATTGCATGAAACAGGATATCGAAGCGAGCGTTATCGGTGGCCTGCTGATTGGTGGATTAACACCAATTGCCAGTGACGTTCTGGCAACGCTTGAGCCGGAAGCGTTTTCAATTCCGCTCTACCGGAAAGCCTTCGAGGTTATCCGCAAGCAGGCGAGAAACAGAAACCTAATCGACGCGCTGATGGTTGCCGAGGCGTGCGGAGAGGAGCATTTCACGTCAATCCTGATGACCAGCAAAAACTGCCCGAGCGCCGCAAACCTGAAGGGATATGCCGGAATGGTCGCGGATAACTATCACCGCCGTCTGGTGCTGGAAATCATGGATGAAATGCGTGAACCAATTCAGAGCGGAACCATCGATACATCGAGTCAGGCGATGGACGAGCTTGTAAAGCGTCTTTCAGCCATCAGAAAGCCCCGTGACGAGGTTAAACCGGTAC